AGCTATCCAATCAACAATTTCTTCGTTTTCTGCCCACGTTTGCGAACTGAGTCCAGACTCATAAAGAAATGCATGAACTATTTCATGACGTAAAACAGCCGCATAATAATCCTCTGGGTATTTAACTTCAAAATTATCCGTTGTGGTTTCAATAACAATAGTTTTATCTGTATAATCAGTGTATCCATCTTTCCCTTTTAATACAGAATCATCTTTTTCGGTTCTACGAAAAATCTTATATTTTGTACCAAGAATAGATATTATTTTTACTTCATCTTGCGTATCGTCATGCATCTCCATTGTCTTCTCCTTCCTGCACCATCCTCGCACCGCAGTTCGGGCAGAACTTACTCCCTTGCCACATATACGGATTACCAACTTTGCGATATCCATCGTTGTACTTTATCGCAGGTGGGATATTGTCATTTCTGGCATGACATTCACTGCATACCCATGCTCCTAAATTCCAGCCCATGCCGTTTTCGTCCCATACCCACTTTCCCGTCTTGCGCTCTTCGATGGTCGGAGCTTTTTTTATTTCCAAAATCGCATCATTCCAAGAAACTTCACCATTTTTAGCGTCATACAATATTTCTAATTCTTTCCAGAGTTCATCAATGTTAATCAGTCTGTCCATTGTCTTCTCCTTCCTGCACGAGTCTCGCACCGCAGTGTGGGCAGTACGTTGTCCGTCTATCATTTGGTTCCCAACACTGGTTACAGTACACATGAATATTCATTCCTGACGGCATATACCTGTTGCCCTTTCCTTCTCGTTCTGCTTCTTCGTTTAGATGGTCACAATACTCTTTTATGCCTATCCACTTCCCCGTCTTGCGCTCTTCGATGGTAGGCATGGCATTTATATCTGCCGTGTGTATCAGACCACCACGCTTGCCGAATGCTTTCTTTTTCAATTCGTCAGCATCAATCGCCCTCATCAGTTCTCCTTTCTGCACGACTGCAAAAATCATCAGCGGATGGATTCAAATCATAAAGTCCATCATCCGTCTTGCACCAATATCTGTCTGTGCGTTTTATGTGTGTCCAAAATTTGCAATCCTTGCACCGTATGATTTTTGGCATCTCATCCCACATCTTCCTGTACTTACTCTCAGCGGCTGTGTATCCCTCTGTGTAGGCTGAGTCAAGGTCTGGCTGTGCGGATGGCAATGAATTAATAACATCAAATACACTTGTCACCATCCCGTCCCACTTGTGCGTAAGCGCATCAATCGCCGCCTGTCTGCTGATCATGTCACCCTGATTTGCAAAGTCTGTTTGCTTATTTGTTTGCTTATTTGTTTGCATATTCACCCCTTATGCCAAATCTTGTTTGCTTATTTTCCATCGTCCTCTCGCCTTTCCCGTTCCAGCAGCGCATTGACCGCCATCTCCAGTGCAATGAAGTTCTTCCCGGTTTCTTCTGAAGTCTTCCCCTGCGCGGCTATCGTCCTGCCTATATCTGTCAACTGCATGATTGCTTCCTCGATACTCATACTCATCCCCCTTACCACTTGCAGTCATCATACGGACAATTATCACAATCAGGATGCGTGCACCCGGTCGGTTTCAGGTCCTGCTTTCCTTCGTTCTTGCCCCAGCTCACACGGCGTTTTTTCTTCGTTACGGCTTCTTCCGGGCTTACCCCGTGTGCCAACCACCGCCACATTGTATCCGGGCAAACATTCCCGTTAAGTTCTGCCATCTCCCTTACCGTTCTATGCTTGCCGCCCACGTAATAACGAGTGGCTTCCCGGAGCGGTGTGTTCATTATCCTGTCCATGTCTCCGTTCCATGCACGATAGCGGTGTGTGAATGTCTGCAACAACATTCCGCATTCTTTCGCCCATGCCGACATGGTCTGTGTCTTGCCGTTGTACGTTATATACTTTGCGTTCTTCTCGCCTTTCATTGCTGTCCTTCTTTCATAACCGCCCTGCCGCCGCTCAGGGCATATGGATAAGTTTGGGAGTATGTTAATTACCTCTGGTTTTCCTTTCTTTACATGGATGGTCTATAGTAATGCGGCGGTTAATGTGGAGCATTATTCAATCTGCTCTATTTCAGCAATAGCTTTGAATATCGGGTAAAACTGTTGTGGCACTACGGCATTGCCTAGACATTTAATTCTGTCCACCCTATTGGGTACCCCATAAGCCACTCGATCCACGTCGGATTCAGTCTCCCAATAATTCCTTCCGGGGAAGTCTCGATCAGTTCGTCCAGTTGATGTCTGTACCCCCCCCCTAAAAATCTGGCTTTCGGGCTGCCCTTGTAATCGCTCGACCTCGGTGTCGGTATCAGGCCAGTCCATTCTTTCGCATATCCTTGAAACCATTCTGCCCAAGTCGGATTGATCAGGCCTCCGTTCCCGCATATCATCCCCCGTTTTTCTTCTTCCGTAAGATGGCCTATATCCACAAGATGTTGAAGCATTTTCCGATGTCCTGTCGATCCCATGCCGTTTGCAAGAATTGTAGGCCAGAATGCATACGCGTTCTCTTTTATGCCACGCGTTGACGGCACAAGCCGGAATAGCAAGCGTCTGGCTTTCGTATCCTGCATCTTCCAGTGAAGAAAGCACCTCGTCGAGTGCCATATTGATGATTCCAGGCACGTTTTCACCAACAACCCAAGTGGGCTGCAATTCCTGTATAACTCTGAGCATTTCAGGCCAGAGATAACGGTCATCTTCTTTGCCTCCGTGCTTCCCGGCAACGGAGAATGGTTGACAAGGAAACCCTCCTGAAATAATGTCAACTGTTCGTAATCCTGTCTGTTCATAAAAACTCTCCGCGGTAAGTGTCCGAATATCTTTCCACTTAGGCACGTCAGGCCAATGTTTTTCCAGAACCTTTGTCGGATATTCTGCCCACTCACATTGTCCGACAGTCTCTATTCCTGCCCACTCAGCAGCCAAATCAAGACCGCCTATCCCGGAAAACAGAGAAAGATGTGTCAGGCTCATTCCTTCGGTACCTCCGTAATTATCAGCAGTGCATTCCCATGTGCGTATCTCAGTTCAACCGCATAACCTTCCTGAATGAGTGCGTCCATTTTTTTCAGTGCTTCATCCAGAACGTTATATGCCATCTTATCGCCTGTGCTCATTTTGTGTACCTCCTATTCCTGATATAGGTTGTAGCCCATTGAAAAAATATTCATTTGATTTTCTGCTCGTTCGAGTCGTTCCTTTGCTTGTCGGTAATATTCTTCGTCGATTTCAAAGCCAACATATTTCCGACCAGTTTCATGACAGGCGACCAAACTGCTTGCACTGCCACAATGTGTATCTAATATCTTGTCGCCCGGCTTTGACCAATTTTCTAAAATCCATGTATAAAGCTGTACGGGTTTCTGTGTCGGGTGGAATCTTCCAGGTTGTCCGGCAGCAGAGAATTCGAACATTTTTGCGTTTTCATTGAACGATGTCCATGCGTACTCGCACATTGCCATGCTGAACGATTCTGGGATATTGGTCTTTCGCCATATCAAGAAACACCGCGTCGGCGGAAGGTCGAAATAGTTACCGCCCCAAATTATTTGATTCCGTGAGATGCGAAAAAGCTCTGTGAAATATTCTTTTTCCGGGGCAACATCCCACGTAATGATTTTTTTGAGAATTTCTCCGCCCATGTTCCGCCAGTTCGCATAACCCCACGTCCGGTTTTCTGACGTTCTTCCGCTGAGTATGTACCGAGGTGATACTTCTGCTTGCCGTGCCACCCCCCCGAGGAATTCTTGTACTTGTCAAACCGTTCGCCGAACCTGTTCCAGTACCCCCCCTCATTTCCAGAACCGTCTCCGTAAGGTGGGTCTACAACGGCAAGATCGAAATACTTGTCGGGAAACTGCTTCATACCTTCCATGCAGTCCATGTTGTAAAATCCGAAATCAAGCATTATTCATTCACCCTCACTTCCGTTTCACAATGTCGTTCATACCGTAACTGCATTGCCTGTTCATTCACATATCTGCGCTCAAGCGGCGTATTGAAATCAAACGTCCCGAACGGATATTCCTCTTGTGGCTGATTATTAAACTTCATAATGATCGTCGCTGTCTTATTCGCCGGGCACAGTTCCAGCAGTCGCTTCAATGTCGGGATCATTTCCTGTGCATATGTCCACCGCCGTGCCATCAGCTGCTCTTTGTCCCTCTCATCATTCTCTTCTGCAATGCTCCCGTCCAGACCTCGCACACAGTTTTCGTACCGGCGGATCTGCATCAGAATTTCCTCACGTATGGTTACTGTGCTCATGCAACTCCTCCTTCCTTGTTCAGCTCTATCTGTTTCGGCCTGCTGTCCGGAATTATTCCCATATTCATCAGCAGCCGTTTTTTCTGTTCATTTGCCTTCATCGACCGGATCCGTTTTTCTGGAAGCTTCAGCTCGATCATTTGTTGGTTCATTCGGTCAGCTATCCGGTCATCAATCTGCAGCTCCGCCGGGCCGATGTTGCTGGTCACAATCGTCAGGCGTTTTCGGTTTCCTCGTTCCTCGAAGATGGTGTACAGTAAATCGTTTATCCAGTCTGTCCCGGTTCCCTTCTGGCCCAGGTCATCAAGCACCAACACCTCTGCATTAATCAGCTGGTCAATACCGTCCGGCTCCTTGCTGACATCAATCAGCTTTGCTGTGTTGATAAACCGTGTGCGTCTCCGGTGCGTCCGCATCATGGAATTGCATATTGCCGATGCCAGATACGTTTTTCCGCTCCCCCTTGTACGACTCCAGATGTACAGGCCCATGCCTTCCTTCCGGAATGTGTCGTGCTCAAGGATCCATTTCTCAGCGAGTGATTTCTGCAGGCTCATGTCCATCTCGTATACACTCCAGTCGAATGTATCCATGTCGACATCGTAATAGCTTTCCGGGATGTCAGCTTTCTGCATCAACTGCTCCACATATGCTTGCCCTCCGTTACAGATCGGACAGGGTGATGCGAATTCGATCATGATGCCGTCAGCTTCCTCACCGTAAATATAATTGCCATCAATCTGGACTTTGTTTGCCGGTTTCCAGGACAACACCCAGCCGTTCGTACAATTTGCACATCCTAGCACCCCCAATCAATCTCACCTCCGTATTCCTTTCTCTGATCAGGATCGTTTCCCCATCGGTCAGCCTGCTTCTGCTGCTGCTCTTTGTCCCGGCGCTCCCATGTCCGAACAGCTGCCTTCCAGTCGGCCATATGGACTCCGTTCGCCAATCTCCAGTTCTGCCTTTGGTAGTAGTCAAGGAAATGCTGCGGATCAATGTTGTTGTTTCGTTCCCGGCAATAGGCCGCGACCTCGTCCAAAGTTGGAGGGGAAAAGCGCGTGCGTGCTCTCTCTCTCTTCTTATCATTCTTATCATTCTTATCATTCTTGTTAGGTGTTAGTGCTTTGTTAGTGCTTTGTGAGTGCTTTGTTACCTCTTTGTTAAATGCTTTGTTAGTGCTTTCACCATCACCCTGATATTTTGCCCAATTTACAATGGTTATGAGCCTTCCAGTCTTTGTTGATTCGTTTGTTAAAAATCCGAGTTTTTCAAATTTCACTAACGCAGTCCTTACATTCTGCATTGAAACACCATCACCACAAGCCTCCTGCAATGACCTTAGAGAAGTGATAAGCTGACCGGCATTACAGGAATATTTTTCGCCTTTCCAGATCCACTCATTCCGTTCATGGTTGGCAAGCAGCAGCACCGTGATCAGCACCGTTTTCTGTTCTGGCGATGAGCTGCTCCATATGGCTTTTGATAACATTTCTCGCCATAATTTCACCCATCCGCTATTAACCAAACTCCCCACGTTCCAACCTCTCCTTCAAGTCCCTGAAAAGTATGTCCTTGATGATCTTTCCGGAAGTCTCTTCTTTGCAGAAAATCAGGTTCATACCGTACCGGATCGCCCACGCATGGACGGAGGCCACAAACGCATTGCTGTTGAATTTTGACCGGTACTTGCCGTTGTATAGGTTCTCCCAGCTTGCATTTTCAACGATCAGCGTGATCCTGCAGTCATGGTCTTTTGCCCGTTCAAACTCCCTTTGGAACCGCTGCCGGCCTCTGGTGAAACATTGGGCCAGTTCGTCAAGGTTCATCTTCCGCTCGATCGCACAGAAAGGTTCTGCAGTCTGTTCTGTGTTGATCAGTTGCTTCCCGTCCGGAAGCATGGCGTTGTATGTATAATCGCCATATGACAGTGTTGCTCTCCGGTATGGAGCGCCGAAAGTCTCATACCTCCGGCGCGCCCGTTTTGTGTCTTGCTCCCTGGTATCAATCAGGACTTCAAAGCTTTCCAGGACTTTTCTCTGTTCAAAAATATCCATATCAGTGGAATGGCAGCTCTTCGTCAATGCCATCCGGAATGCTCATGAAACCGTCCGACGTGGTCGGCATTGCCGGTGCAGGTGGCTGGTTGTATCCCCGATCGAGGAGCCTGTCCTTCGGGATTTGAAAATTACCGCTGCGGATGTTCTCGACCGATGTGACACCGGCCCAGTTCGTTGCCCGGCGGACTTCACCGCTGTTCGCTACATACTCGCGCTCGTTGAACAGGCCGCCGATCAGCTTTCCTTTGAATTTCTGCTCGTCCCAGTCAAAGTGGTAACCGTTGTTGCTGTCTTCCAGGGCTTCTGTGAACGTCTTAAACTTGCGCTTTGTCCATCCATCCTGTTCGGAGCCATCGTCAGCCGGAATGCTCAGAAGGAAATTGCAGTGCCACTTTTTATCTTCGGACTGCTGATTTTTATATTCCTTGGTGAAAAACTGCATATAATCCCCTTCGTAAATATCTGCAGCAATTGTCAGATACTCACCACGGCTGTTCGTCTGCTGTTTCACATCGAGGATGCGTAACACATAGCCACCCTTCGGCAGCTGCTCATAGTTGCCGTATGCTTTCGTCTGTTCGTAGTCTCCAAATCTTTTGATCATGTCATTCCTCCTTAGAAATCCTTAAGTGATTCCAAAACAGCTGCCATGTCGTTCGGGACATCTTTTTCCTCAAATGCCCCCATCGGCGATTTTGCAGTGCTGTTGTCGCTCCGGGTCTCAAAGACATATTTGCCGTCAATAACCTTTGCCAGTAATACCGTGCTGAATTTGCTTTCAAGTGTGATCTTGTCCAGCTTCCGACCGGAAGTCTTGATGCGTGTGAAGATAAAGCCGTTGTCATCATGATCCGTCTGGGTGTGGGCGATGAATATTGGCGTGAGATCATCCCGGACCGTCAGGCTATAGTCGATCAGCTCATAGATACTGGCGGCGAGATCCTGCCATTTGTCGTATCCCTTCTCGCGCATTCGACGCATTTCGTCCGCCACCATCAGGCCGTTGATTGTGTCGAACACAATGACTTTGATGTGTTTATACTTTTCGCTTTTGTCGACCTTCTGAAGGATCTGCAGCGCAATCTGAGGAAAATCTGTCTGCAGATAGTTTTCATTTTTCCCAGAATACTGATCGCGCCATCCTCTCCAGGACAGGCCCTTTTTGTCACAGTCGACATACAGTGTTGTTTTCGGATCGAGGTTTCGCAGGGAAGTAGTTTTTCCGCTGCCACTCTCTCCCATGATGCAGATTGCTTTCATTTGCGTTTCCTTTCCCCAGTGTGATATACTGGTATTGCGAATTGACAGGTTCGCGATTTCATTATTCTGACCGTTTTCGGATCCCCTCCGAAGCGGTCATTCTTTTTCCGGAATCAGCTTCATGAAGTTGTTCCGTGCATACATCCGGAAGCAGTCCTCGCACAGGCAGTCTCCAGATTCCGGTTCGAAATAGAAGTCTTCCTGTATCGGTTCCTGACACATGTCGCATACCGGTCTGGATGCCAACCACCGCTCCTGCTCTGCTTCCCGTTCTTCAAAGTCCTGTTCGGCCCATGTTGTCGCCATTTGCTGACACCTCAGCGTATCCGCAGACTTTCCGTCTGCTCCATATGGCACCAGTTGAAAGCAAACCCTTCTTTCAGCGCTTCCCTGATTGCCTTGTTGTCCGGGACCGGGTCCGGCTGGATCATGAAGTCGTGCGGTATCTGTTTTTCATCGTCAATGACCAGTTTCGCCGGGTTCTTCTGGATACCAAACGAGAACAGATCCGTTTTGAATTTCGTCTTGCCGGTCGCTTCCATTGCCGACTGCAGTGCCTCCTTCATGCGCTTAATGCTGTTTTCGCAAACCGTCCGGCGCGTGTAGAGACGTTTCTCTTCCGCCTTCAGTGCTGCAGCGTCCGCTTCCAGCTGCTTCATGACTTTCGCATAGCCGTCTGCCTTGTCTTCGATTTCACCGCCCAGCGCTTCGAGCGTGTCGGCCAGTGTGTCCGGATCCACGTCAGGATCCTCTGCAAGATCCAGCAGAAAGCGGTATTCGTCAGTGAGATCATAAAGTGTCAAAATAGTTATCCTCCTTTCAGTCTCTGTAATTTGCCCAGAACACAATCGCCGGCCATCCGAAGCACGCGGCAAAACTTCCGAAAAACAGCTGCGGACTGCTTGCCAAGGAATCCGCGCACGCCATGAAACCAACCGGCAGCGCGATGCAGCTAAGCAGGACCAGTGCCTTACGGAGATTGCTGTGTGACCGCTTTTTCTGGACCTGTCGTGGTGTGATGGTTATGACCGACAACGGCTCAACCCTCAGCTCCGCTACTCCAGGAGCAACCGGGTCCTCATAGATGCCGGCTGGTTCGTGTTCGACGATACGTGTGTCTGGTACATATCTCCCCGTGTAGTAAATTGTCCCCTTTTCCATTTTGTTCTCCCCTTATCGCATTGTTACGAGCTTATACAGCTCATCCTCTGTTACCTCGTTCTCC